CTTGTGAAAACCGTTCTATTTTACACGGTTTCCGTATTGCTACTCAAGAAGATGCTACTACAGTTCAAATCTGTAATAATACACTACGTCGTGTTACTAAAGCAGTCTCTGATCCAACTACAAACTTTACAATTGAGCATGTAAATGCTGGTGAAACTGTATATGCTTCTAAATGGGCATTGATTGCTGAATATCTTCGTAGAATTTCTCAACAACTTGACACATATAACAACTGGTGGGATGATAATGGATATTGTAATATCACATGTCAAACTCACTGTCAATCTACTTGTCAGTTATCTTGCCAAGGTTGTTATTCTAATACATGCCATAATCAAAACTGTGGTATGTCTTAATTCTTATAGGAGATTCTATGGATAATTATAGAGAATATTTCTTCTTCTTAACCAATAATTGTCCTAATCGTTGTAAGTACTGTTATATAGACTTCCATTCTAAGGATATGACTATAGAGCAGATTGATAAATACATGGAAGAGCTTAAACCTTCAAGGATTATATTCTTTGGAGGTGAACCTCTCCTTCGATTAGACTTAATTGAATATACGGTTAAGAAATACTATGGAAAATGCAAATTCCAAGTAGTCACATCTACTATGGCTAACTTTAAAGAATTTATTGAATTCCATAAACAATATAAACTTAATGAAGTACAACTATCTTGGGATGGATTTACCAATAGTCGTGTAGATATAAACGGAAACTCTATTGCTGATAGAGTTAATGCTAATATTGAATATGCTTTGGAGCAAGGTATTACATTCGATATCAAGACTGTGGTAAATAATGAGAATATTTATAAGCTTAAAGAAATACACGATCATTTCAAAGCTCTTAAATATGATACTAAATATCCTGGTAAAGCTAATGGCGAATTCGTTATTGCTCATGGTGAAAACTACTCTGAAGATTTCTATGAAGAACTAGAGAAACAATTGCCTTATACATTTGATTTAGATAAGCTCTATGTAGAGCATTTAAATAAGATTGGAGCATGGTTAAGACAAGATCGCAGTTTCTGTAGTTGTGATATTGGTAAATATACTACAATATCTCCAGAAGGTATTCAAAATAACTGTACCGCTATGAGTCAACAATTAGTTCGATTAGATGATACTAGAGCTCAACGTAGATGTAAACATGAAGATTGTCAAAAATGTGAATTTGGAGCAATCTGTGATGGTGGTTGTCGATATGAACGATATGAGAAGTTCGGAGATGACTGGGAGAGCCATTATTTAGATTGCACATGTCGTATAACTAAGATATTCGGTAAAACTATTAAGAACTTCTTAGCTTCACTAACTCCTGAAGAAAAGAAGATATTACTTAAGAAGTATTTAGATTATACTGCATGGACTCAACGTGAGCATAATATTACACCACTTGAAAGTATTAATAAAAACGATAAATTCTAATAGATTATACTCCTTGAAATTTGTAATTATTATAAATTTCAATTATATATTATTAAGGTGAATAAGTTAGTATTTATTTTAATATTTTATAAGGAGTAATTTAAAATGAAAAAAGAAGTAGAATTTATCAAAGAATTTATTGAATTCCCAACATTTATTGAAAGTTTTGTAAGACCTGGAAATTTATTTTCGGCTGAAACAGAGTGTTGGAGATTTAGATGTTTTCATTGCGATTTGCAAGTATCAGTTATTAGAAGTGCAACTTCTTTCGGTGGTCGACAAGGGTTATTTGAATTAGCCTTCATGGAAGGGGATTCTGTTTGTGATAGAACAGATATACTCTATGATGTTGAGGGATACCTCACAAAAAACGATGTTTTGGAATATTTAGAGAAAGCTAGACATCTGTCTTATGACTCAAAAACGTCTAGATATGTAGTAAAATAGTTTAATTATATTTTTAAAAATAAGAAGGTAGAAGAAATGAAAAACACAAAAATCAAGACAACAGGAATCGCTTCTGTTTTAAAATCAATGAATTATAAAACAAACGTAATCGTGAATCACATACCTCATGGGTATAAAACTATTTTAGTAGCAATGCGAGAAGATGCATTATTTGAAATGCATCTTACATTGAAAGAATCATTATTTGGTGATTCGAAGGTCTTAGTTCGTATGTATAATATGAAAAAAGACTACGAAAGTATTATCGAAAAAGTTGTTGATACTAGTAACCGAGAATCAGTTGCTAAGTCAATAGCAAAAACAATCGAATCTGCAAATAAAGAAACAATATTATTTACAGACAGAATGCTAAGAATGTTCTTTATATCTTTAGTTAATACTAGAGCTGTAAAGGAGTATTATTCCGCAGAAAAACAAATCTATAAATTTTATGATTTAGTAAATACTGCAAAATGGTAACTCGGTAACTATAACCATACCCAATAGGTAGGAGTATGGTTATTAAGTTATATATTTTAATTTAAGTTTTTAATTATTATTATTTTAATTTTAGGAGGATTTCAAAATGAAAACAAGTAAACTTTTATTAACAACAGCTATTATTGCATCTTTAGGTACAACTGCTTTCGCAGCAGATACTACAAATCAAATATCAGGTAACTTAAATCAAGTTGAAGGTGAGAATAATATCGTTCTCGGTAACTCTAATAATGTTGCTGCGTATTCATCTGTAACTATCGGTAATCATGTGTATTCTCATGCTCGCACATATAATGAAGAAGAAACAAGTGGGACATATTCCTTCTCCCCTAAAAATAAAGGGAATATCGCTATTGGTGATCATACAAAAGTAGATGTTAGAGCAGGTACAGCAATTGGATATCTTGCTCAATCTTTTGGCGACGCATCTGTAGCTATTGGTGCTTATAGTATGGCATACGATGATGTGCACAAAGTTGATAGTAAGTATGCTGGCGTAAAAACAAATCAAGGTGTATTCAGTATCGGTAGCAGCTATGCACCATTCTATGATAAAGGCACTACACCAGAAGCAAAATTCCGAGTTTTCACACGTCAACTACAAAATGTAGGTGCTGGTGAAATTTCCGCTAAATCTACAGACGCTGTTAATGGTAGCCAATTGTATGATGTTATGATGGAAGCCCAAAAACACACTGTTGTACAATCTGGTGATGATAACATTGTAGTCGATGGTGAAGATGGTTTCTATACTGTATCAATGAATAAAGATTTAAATCTTAATTCTGTTAATTTAAATGACGGTAATAATGAATCTCATTATACAACAGAAGGTATTTCTATGGTGCATCGTGGCGATGGTACAGAACCTGTATATAATACTACTTATAATTATAATGGAATTCGTATCGCTACTAATGATGGTAATGCCCGACCAATCGATGAAATCACTTTAACCGCTGATGGATTAAATAATGGTGGTAAGAAAATTATCAATGTTAGCCGTGGTGAAAAAGATACTGATGCTGTTAACGTAAACCAACTAAAAGAAGTAGGAAATAAAGTTAATGATAATTCTAAACGTATTGATACAAATGAAAATCGTATCAATGATATCAGTGCTAAAGTAGATAAAAATAAAGAAGTATTAGGTAATCATGAAGGTCGTATTACAACTTTAGAAAATAAAGTTACTGATATTGGTACTAATGCTATTAACCAAGCTAACCATTACACGGATATGCAAGTAGCTAAAGTAGGTGCTAATGCAGCGGCTCTAGCAGCTTTACACCCACTTGATTATAACCCAGACCATAAGACAGATATCATGGCTGGAGTTGGTCATTATAAAGGTAAAACTGCTGTAGCACTTGGTGTATCTCATAGACCAAATGAAAATACAATGGTTACTTTCGGTACTACTATCAATGGTAAAGATACTATGGTAAATGCCGGTGTATCGTATAAGGTAGGAGCTAAAGGTTCTACTTATAAGAGTCCATTAAAAATGGCAAAAGAAATTGATGATTTGAAAGCAATTGTAGATAAGTTGCTTAAAGATAATCAAGAACTTCATAAAGCTTTAGAAAATAAATAATTATACTTTATAAAGCCTCTTAATCGAGGCTTTATTTTTTAAGGAGGAATTTCAAATGAAAACAAATAAAATTTTACTAACTTTGGTATTGACAACCTTATCCACTACAGCTATGGCGGCAGATTCTACTACTCATGATTATCACACTGGTCAATATCCAGTAGCCGAGTCAGTTAAAAACAGTATTATCTATGGTCATGATACAAATGTTACACAAGCACACGGCCATTTAACTAATATTATTGCTGGTGGTGAAAACAATACTGTTCAGCTTGATGCACATAATAGTGCAACTTTCGGTATTGGTAACAATAATAATTCAGCTAATTCTGTAGTGGCTGGCGACCATAATACAATCACGAATGCGAATAATTCTATCGCTGCTGGTAATGAAAATGCAACTCATTCTAGTGGCACATTAGTATTTGGTCATAATAATGCCATTAACTTCCGAAGCGAAAATTCTTTTGCTGGTGGCGAGCGTAACAAAATCACTGGTAAAAACTCACTAGTATTTGGTGAAGATGCTGTAGTAGAAGGTGACAATACATATGCTATCGGTAAAGAAGCAATTGCCACTGCTAGTAATTCTATTGCTATTGGTAATCAAACAAATGCTACTGAAGAAAATACCTTAGCTATTGGTCACAATGTAACAACAGGTAAGAAAGGTAGTATTGGTATTGGTACCGATATTGTAAATACAAACGGCTATGGTATCGTTATCGGTAATAATAGCTCCACTAATAGCCTTGGTGGTGTTGTCGTTGGTGATCACAGTAAGTCTGCTTTTGACAACGGCGTAGCCATTGGTAATAGCAATGAAGCAGGTAACAACTCAACAGCAGTTGGTTCTATTGCTAATGCAACAGGAGTAAGTTCTGTAGCTATTGGTCATATGGTTTCTGCAGAAGGAACTTATGCTGTAAATATCGGTACATCTAATGAAGGTGCAAGTAAATATTCCACAATGGTTGGCAGTAACAACTATGTTGTACACAGCGATCACTTAGAAGATCCACAAGGTGATACCGTAATGGGCAATACTAACATTGCCCAAGACAGTTACCATGTAACAGTTATTGGTACGGATAATCAAATTTCCAATGCTAACTATGCAGTATCTATTGGTAATAATACATCTGTTACAAAAGACGAATCTGTAGCTATTGGTCACAACAGCAATGCTAATACTGTAGTTGGTACAACATCTGCTACAATCAATGGCAATACACATACATTTGCCGGTAATGTTCCTATAGGTACTGTATCTATCGGTGATATCGGTAAAGAACGTACCATCACTAACCTAGCAGCTGGTAGAATCAATAAAGAATCTACTGATGCTGTAAACGGTAGCCAATTGAACGCTGTTATCGAAGAAACAAATAAAATCGGTACTAAAGTAGTCAATTTAGATAATAAAATTGATACCAAAGTAAATGATTTGAATAACAAAATCGTCGAAGTTGGTTCCAATACACTTAATCAAGCTAACAACTACACTGACAGCCAAGTAGCACACGTGGGTGCTCAATCTGCAGCATTAGCTGGCTTGCATCCTTTGGACTTCAACAAAGATGACAAAGCTTCCTATGCTGCATCCGTTGGTCATTACAGAAATGCCAATGCTGTAGCAGTTGGTGCTTTCTACCGTCCTAACGAAAGAACAATGATTTCCGGTGCAATCAGCTTCGGTAAACATCCTCAAATGAATTTGGGTGTAGCGTTCAAAACTGGTAAAGGCTCTGAGTACATCAATGAAGCAAAATCCAAAGATAGCCGAATTGAAAAACTAGAAGCTTTAGTAGATAAATTGACTGCAGAAGTTGCAGAGCTTAAAGCTGGTAAATAATTTATATTATAAAGAGCCTCAATTGAGGCTCTTTTTTTAATTAAAGGAGAAATTTCGAATGAAAACAAACAACAGAATTTTATTAACTGCTGCTATTTTATCAGTTATTTCTGCTGGTGCAAATGCAGAAAATATTATTACTTTAGAAAATAATCATACAGCAGGTTCTAATTACAATTTAGTATCTACTGTAGGTAATGTAAAAGTAGATACTGAAGTACCTAAAAATGAAAATACAGTACATAATGTCATCTTAGGTGGATGGTCCAAGTATACAGGTACCAATATTTATAACATTTTCTCTGGTACTGAAGTTGCACCGTCTGGTCGCAATGTAGAAAACATTGCAATTGGTGATGTAGTAAAAATCAAAGATTCCAGTTATGGTCTTATGATTGGTAATCACATTACCAATGAAAATGATGAGGAATCCATTAAGAAGTATGGTGACAGATCTACCATGATTAAAGGGGATTACATCACAGTTAAAAATTCTCCACACGCCACTGTAATGGGTCAGCATAACAATGTAACCAATTCCTATGGTGCTTTGGTTCATGGTAAGGATATCGTTGCTGAAAATGCAATGTGGTCCATTGTCATGGGAGAAGGTGCATCTGCTAAATTAGCTCAAGCTGGAAAAGGAGCATCTGTCGTAATTGGTCCTAAAGCCAATACTAATAACTATTTCACCGTTTCTCTAGGTGCTCATGCATCTACTACAGCTTACGCTGCTACTGCTATCGGTGGTGCTTCTGTAGCTAATGGCAAGTACTCTTTAGCAATGGCTCAAGGTACAGCTAATGGTTATGGTGCAATCGCTATTGGTATGAATTCTAAAACTGATAATGATTATGCAGTTGCTATTGGTAGTAAAGCCAAAGCTACTGGCGTTGGTTCTATGGCATTAGGCGACGATAGTGTAGCAGATAGATTAGCTGGTACAGTTGGTTATTTAGCAGAAGGTAAAGATGATGCTACATGGAAATCAACTAAGAGTGCTTTATCTCTTGGTGACAGAGCTAATGATGTTACTCGTCAACTAACGGGTTTAACTGCTGGTACAGAAGATACTGATGCAGTTAACGTAGCTCAGTTAAAAGTAGTTGAAGCAGAAGCTAAAAAGCATTCCTCTGTAATTGCTGGCGATAATACAACTGTAACTACAGGTACAAACGCTGCTGGTGGTGTTGAATACAAAGTGGCTGTAAACAAAGATTTGAATGAAATGAATTCCGTTAACTTCGGTAAAGCTAGCGATGATGTACGTTCAACTGTTACTAAAGATGGAGCTCGTTTCTTTAACGGCAGTGAAAACATCGGTGTTACATCAAATGGCATTCAAATCGAAAATACTGATACATTAGATCAAGCAAAATTTGATAAAACTGGTATGTATGCTAGTGAAGGTAATAAAACAGTTTACTACACTACAGCTGGTATCAGTGCTGGTGATCAAATCATCAAGAATGTAAAAGCTGGTGTATCAGATACTGATGCAGTTAACGTTAAACAGTTGAAAAGCTATGTTAATGAAAATAAAACATACGTAAAAGCTGGCGACAACATTGAAGTTGATGAAGATAATGGTACTTTCACTGTATCTACATCTAAAGATTTAAGAGATCTTAATTCCGTTAATTTAAACGATGGAAATAGTCAATCCTCTTACACAACAGAAGGTATTAATATGACTTACCGTGGTACTGATCGCGAATATCATACTAGCTTCAAATACGATGGTATGCGTATTAGAACCAATGATGGTGATGCAAACCCTATTGATGAAATTTCCTTAACAGATAAAGGATTAAACAATGGTGGTAAACGTATTATCAACGTTGATAAAGGTATCAATGGTACTGATGCAGTTAATGTTAACCAATTACGTGAAACTGAAAAGAATATCAACGACCGTATTAACAATACTTCCAATGCTGCTACAGCAAGAGCAAACCATTATACTGATCTTCAAACAGCTAAAGTTGGTGCTCGTGCTGCTGCTATGGCTAACTTACATTACCAAGACTTCAATGCTGATGATAAATGGAGCTTCGCTGCAGGTTATGGTCACTATAAAGGTGCTAATGCTGGTGCTCTCGGTGTAGCTTATCAACCTAATGAGAACACAATGGTAACAGTATCTTCTACTATTGGTAGCGAACCTATGGTAGGTGCTGGTGTATCCATGAAGTTTGGTAAATCTTCCAGAATGAATGCTAATAAACAAGTAGCTATGGCTAAGGAAATCGAAGAACTTCGTGCAATCGTTGCCGCTCAAAATGCTAAGATCGATGCATTAATTGATCATGCTATGGGTCGTAATGAAGCAATTACCGATGTAGTATTCCCTGACGTTCCAGAAAATCATTGGGCATACATGATGGTGCAAGATCTTGCTTACAAAGGTATTGTCGTTGGATATCCAGATAAAAACTTCAACGGTGATCTTACTTTAACTCGCTATGAATTTGCAGTAGCTTTAGACCGTGCTATTACTGCTGGCTATATGCATCCAGAAATGGGTCGTGCTATCAAAGAATTCAAAGTTGAACTAGATACAGTACGAAGCGGTATGCATTTCCATGTAGATCGTCTATCTGGTAAAGATGGTGCTGTTAATAAAGTTGAACGTGTACGTGTTAATAAAGACAATACTCGTGACAACTATGGTACAATTGTAAAATAGTCTAAGAAAAAGAGGGGTGTAGAAATACACCCCTCTTTTATTTTTTGTCT